AGCAAAATCTTCAATGGAAGGTAAATCCTTTGGCATCTTATTAGTAACGTGTGTACTTCGGGATTTCTCTCCCTTTTCACTATTTATTATCTTCTACTATTCCTTTCTTAAGTAACTTAGATAATTCTGCTGTCGAACCAACAAAAAGGGCATTCGTGACATTTGTTGGTCCTTTGACTTTTTGTTCGTCAATATCTTTTAGTTTCTTTTGAAGATCTATGAGCTTATCTGTTGCATCAGCAACATTCTTAATTAGTTGTCCAGCAACCTCATAAGCTCTTGGCATCTCACTTTCTTGGGCCAACTCAAGAATTCCATTAAGTGCTTCTTGTCCCTTTTCTATAATTGAATATAGATTGCCTCTTGTATACTCATAATCTTTTTTAAGATCATCAGATTCTTTTGCAATCTTTTCAACTTTTTGTTCAGTACTCTCAATCTCTTTGGATACTACTTCTCCAGCTACATTAAAAGTCTCATTCAGATCGTCAAATTTTTTTGTCATTTTCATACTCTTTCATCAGAACGAACCATCAAATCCAAAGTTGTCTCCAAGTTCAATAAGAGGAGCATCTGCTGTTGTAATCAGATTAACATTAGATCCACCAACGTGTTTTGATGCGGTGGTTGAATCATAAGCTCTTTCAACAGCAAGTTTGTTACCTGACTTGCTGACTACTCTAAAGTTTTCTTCATCAATCACAAGAACATCCAAAGTAGAAATTGATGAAGAATCTGCAACTTCTATAGTTGTGACAGAGTTAGTAATATCACCAACAAGAGTTGTTACTACATTATTTGTATAACTCTTGGTAGCAACAGGATCAACACGATATGTAAGATCTCTTGTTCCTCCTGTAGAATCTCCAGCAATATATCCAATAGAAGCTCTTTTGATGATATCCTTGGAAACGTCGGAGACAGGACCAAACAGATATGTTTTTGCTGTAAATCTAAGGGTGTAAATTAAAGCTCTTCTCTGAGAATAATCACCCTCATACTCATCTCTCATTTCAATCCCTTCAAAAATAATTGGAATATCTCTCTTCTCTCCAATCGTATCAACTAAATCAACTGATAATGAATATGCTGGCTGGAAGTACGGAAGAATCTGTTCCACAATCTGAAGCATGTCATCATTCAACTTAGTATAAATGCTAAGTTCAAATGACATATTATAAGGAACGGGCATGTATGTCTTTCTTGGTTGAGTTTTGTCTGAAGAAAGACCAGATAAGAATGTTTGAGTCGTTGTTACTTTTCTTGTAGTATCATAAGTCAAACCAAGAAACTCAAATGACATTCTTGGTAATGACATTTGAACTGGTTTGTTGAGATCTTGTACCTGTTCCAGTCTTGCCAAAAACTTTTGTGTTGGGCTATAGGCGAGAGGAACCTTCATCATACTCACGGTATTGTCAGAGTCATTCGTGTGTTTGATGTTGATATTATTGAACAATGTTCCAAAGGAAACAATTGTTCTTCTCAATATCTCGTGATAAAAATACTCAAACATTTGTCAGGGAAATGTGATATACTATTTATGGTGTTCCGAATGGATTAGTTTCGGAAAAATCAAGTATGGCGTCTGCTTCAAGTTCAATATTATCATTATCTGCATATGGATCTACTAAATTATCTGTATTGACTATTCTGATCTCATAGGAAGCACTGGAAGCAGATCCAACAAGTACATCTCCATTAACAAAAGTTCCACTGATATTTGATACTTCCAATTCATTAGTAACAGAATCCCACTTTCTTACAAGAGCTGTTGTTCCACTGATACTTCCAGTTACAGTTTCATTGTATTGGTAACTTCCGGAACCTGAAGAGTATGGTGAGGAGATTGTAATAGTTGGAACTTGTGTGTATCCAAGACCAGCATTAGTGATGTAGATCGCAGTTACTATACCTGCAGAACTAATGTAAGCCTTACCAGTAGCAGTGACACCAGTTCCAGGACCACTGAATGTAACTGTTGGTGGATTGGAGTAACCACCACCACCATCAGAAATAGTGATTGGTCCAATGACGCCATCTCCAATGGTTGTAGTTGCGGCAAATCCAGCACCTCCACCACCCACAACAACAATAGAAGGTGGAACAGTATATCCACATCCAGGGTTGATGAGTTCAATTCCTTGTACTTTAGAATTTTCTGTAAGACCATTACAGTCCACAAGATCTCCAATTAAAGTAGCAATTCCTACAGCTGTTGTTCCACCAACAGGTGCTGAAGAAAATGCAACTCTCGGTCTAGAGGTATAACCATTACCTCTATTGGAAATCGTTACAAATCTTACTCCACCTGTTGTGCAAATTCCACTAACGGTTGCGGAAGCTGTGACTCCAGCACCAACAACCGTAAGAGTTTGAATATATCCTTCTCTAGAGACATTATCATCAATCTCATCTACACCAGTATCAACAACTTCATCCTCATATCTAAACAGTTCACATCTCAGTTCATAAACATAAGTTTTTTGAAGTTGATAGAAAGGTTTCTCATGTTCAACAAATTTAATTTCAAACAATCTATCTCCAAGAGGAAACCAAATTAGATCTCCTTCTTTTGGTCTTGTAGATAATTTTACATCAGGGAGATTTTTGATTAATGGTGAAATATAAGTTTCAAATCTTTCCTTTGATATGATTAAATTTAAATCATTAAGTGGTTGAACACCAAACTTTGATAGAATAGTTCCTTGACCCTCATATCCATCATAAGTGTCCACATAAGCCTCTATTGGATATGCGTTATCAAACTTGGATTCAATTACCTCTTTTATTACCGTTCTTTCAGTTACATACTTGCGAGGCAAATAATAAACTTCTACTCCATACATACGGAGTTGTTCATTCACCAAACTCTGAATCAATGATTGTTCTGATTTTGATCCCTGAAGAAAAAATGGATTTAACATATCATCCAATCATATCTAGTGGTGGAAGTTCATAAGTGTTGGACATTTTTTCCATAATCACATCAAGTTCTTTTTGTCCATCATCATAAATTTGTCTACCATTCAACTCAACACCACCAGGAAGTTTTACGCCTTGGAACTTCATTAAGTTTTGTCCCCACTGTTTTTTAATCAGTGCAGTCAAATACATCTTTAAGAAAGAATCATTCCAAACTCTAGAGTAATCACTTGGATCCAGTGTTCTATAACAATCAATGATCAAGTATGTTCCAGCATTCACTGAACCCCAGTCAATATCCAAATATAACCTATCTTGTCTCTTATTGAATCTAATTTGTTTCTGAGTAGTAAGTAAGAACTCAATATCCTCAAGGTATGTCTTTACCATTGCATAAGTAAGAAGTTCAGTTGATCCCCAATAATAGATATCGTTTAAGAACAACTGATACTTCACACTAAACATATTATTTGTGATAGTATTAGTTCCATCAAAGTGGAATATCTTATTCACACCAATAACAGAAGGTGGAATCTGAAGATAATTACCACCTTCATAAAAATTGAACTGTGTAGTTAAACCAACATTGTGATCTACGGTTATCGTGCTAATTCCGACCCCAGAAGTTGGTTGAGATCTACCTCTGTTAATATCATCGTCAGTAAGTTGATATTTTAAAAATGTGGGATAAACCCCATCAAAATGTCTTTCTTGGAAGAATTGGATAGCATCATCTACCAAGTCTTCAATTTGTTCATCGGCGACATTGATTTCCAAAACTGGAGCACCCAGTTTTCTCTTACAGTAATCAATTAACTCTTGCCTAGATGATGGTTGTGCCATTTATCCAATTACCCCTTAAGGTATTTATGGTGCTGATGATATTCCAGGAACTACTAAAACATTTCCACTAGCAATTCTATAAACTGTGGAACCAGAACTTACGAGAATATCGTAGACATATCTTCCTTCTGATAAGGATCTCGTATCAGTAGATCCAAGAGAAAGATCAAACTTACCTCCAATAGCACTTGTGAATCCTACTGTAAAGGTTGATGCAGCATAATAAGAAGATCCAATAGAGACACTCTTTGCTAATTGAGATGATCCTGTCCAACCATCAAAATTAAAAGCAGAACCTGATGTAGTTTTTACAGTGAAACTATCATTAAAAGTTGCTCCAGTGTTGATTACAAGATTTACTCCGTAAGCAACACCAGAGGTTGGATCAAAAGTGATTGTGTGAGAAGCCATTAGAATTGAGATACAACTTCTTGCTGTTTGAGATATAATTTGATATAAGACTTTGCGTAGTTCTTAAGAACTTCAATATCATCTACACTATCTATATCCCTAGAAAGTTTCTCATATTCAAACATCTTATTTACATTCTCTAGTTGTATTTGGTCTGGGTTCATTTTGATAAGTTCCTCAATAAGTCCTTAATTTCATTCAAATCACCTTTAATACTGGTAATTTCATTTTCTATGTTTTGAATTTTTTTAGATTCCTCCTCTTTGATCTTCTTAGAACTAAGATAGTTGTTGTATGATTGCATGTCTGTATTAACTATTGCATTTGTGGAGGAATCTCTGAATAAATTAAATTCATCTTTGATCTTTATCTTTTCCATATCAAGCCGTGGCAATAACTCTCAAATCTCTCAGTCTAGGTGGATACGATTGGTTTGTAGAAGTTCCAACAAGTTTAATGCTGAAATATCTAAATGACTCTAAATTGTCAATGGTAAATTCGTAATCTTTGAAAGTAATTTCATTACTATCAAATCCAAGAGTGTCATTCTTAGGAACAAAAGTATCTGATGTTCCGTCATTATTTGCTGGATTGATTACCTGACCAGACTCAAGTTTATTTGAATATCCTGGGAAGAGGTTATAAATTGGTTCTTCACTAGGATCTTTCAGTATTGAGTAAAGAGCTCTCAGGTCAGAGTATGGGTTAATGTATGCTGAAACAATTACTTTAATAGATGTTGCAGGAATTTCAAGGGATATCGGTCTTGTTGCATATAGGAATGCGGATGGATCATCTTTTATAGTTGATACTCTAGAGTCAGTGATGAAATCTGTAACAACATCATTAACTCTATTTGATACCAAGATCAAACCAACTCTATCCAAATCAATAGATGGGGTAAGTCTACTATCGGTAGTTGAAAGATTCAATCTAACCTGTGTAGACTTATTTCCAAGATTATTGATCAGTTTTCCAGTTTCATTAACTCTAGAAGCAACAATTCTTGGTGTTGAGAAGTAATTATTCTCATCCAATGACAGAGGTTCAAATCCTTGATCTAAGAAAGATATTTCAGAACCAGAAATACTGGTTCCACTTGTCGTTCTAATTTCACCACGTAACTGAGTCTCTGGGTGAATCACAGTTTGTATAATTGGTTTAGCAATCTCAAACTGAATATTTTGAGTTGCTTTAATATTGGATCCACCAGCAGATTTTGTAGAATTTACATATAATTTTGGTTGATCAATCCCAGTTGTTCTGTCAACTCCATTAGAACTCATATCTACTTTTATGTTGTAGTAGTCAAGTCCTATTGGATCATCTACAGTAGCGTCTTGTAGTTTGTGAGTTTTATTGATTCTCCTCAACGAAACTCCACCTAGTTCATATTTGTA